TTACACTAATCGGAATAGCAACAGCAGTAGATGCGAGACCTGCTCATTCCTTTGTTGAAGATGGTTTGATCGGAGGAGATTGTGCTTCTCATCAAGCTTTTACTAATAGCGTTGAAGAAGTCAGCATTAAACCTTCAGAGGAGCAAGAGTAATGGGCGCAATGGTTCCCCCCAGTCGGAAGAGTTGTTATAACTTCCGCGTAGTTGAAATTAACCGAGTTCTCGATGGTGACACGATTGATGTTACTATTGACCTCGGTTTTGATTTATATAAAAAAGAAAGAGTCAGGGTTGCAGGTGTAGATACACCAGAAAAACGTACAAGAGACCTAGAGGAGAAAGCCCTTGGATACGACGCAACCAACTGGCTCAAAGAAAAACTGGAGGGTGCTATCTCTGGTGACGATGAGTTGTCTGTTAGGACTGAACTTGTTGGTGGCGTCGGCAAATATGGTCGTCTTCTGGGCTGGTTATACATTGGGGATGCAGAATTGTCCCTCAACGAACAAATGATCACCGAAGGATATGCCTGGGCATATGATGGTGGTACAAAACAAAAAGATTTTGAAACCCTACGTGAGATACGTAGATCATTCGGAACATTAGTGGAGTAAACCAATGCAAAAAATTATTAACGTACTATCGATTTTATCTTTTGTTGGTGTCTCTGGCATCATTGGAGGTGGAACGTATGTCTATCTTCAAAAAGATGCACTCATAGAGAATGTTAAACAGCAGGTTACTAAGGCAGCGATTGATGGTGTATCAGGAGCACTTCCAGGAATGTTGGATAGTTCCATGCCCGAGTTACCTAAAACAACTGGTCCATCTATCCCATTCTAACCATGAACAAGATTAAGATTGCCGCTATTTCTCTTGGCGGCCTAGTTGCTGTAGCACACATCGGATTACTGGGTTATGTATTGAGACCGCAACAGCGGATTCAACAACCACCTACTTTCAATATCCCTAATGGTCCTTATTCGTCTTATAAAATTAAGGCAGGAAAAGATGGATATGAAATTGAATTTAGAGCAGATGATCCTAAAGTTCTAGAGTCAACTAGATCTCTTGATCTTGATAAAGAAAGGAGAGGACTCTTTGGCGGAGGATCTGAGCAGCGAATAGAATATCGCACTGATCAGTTCACCAGAGAAGGCACCAGAAATATGGGAGGTGCAACAGGTGAAGTGGGAAAGATAGCAGGAGGTGTAAGCGCCGAGTGTATAGCGGCGGACGCTGGAGCACGGTCACAAGGTGCAATGGCAGGTAGTGCTATTGCTGCTGGTGTTGCCGTACCTGCTGTTGCTAGTATCCCATATGTTGGTTGGTTAGCCGGTGGATGGGCGTTGCTCCTAGGCCAAAAGATAGGATCCGAAGCAGGTTCTCAAGTAGGACAAGTATTTAATGATTGCTAATGCCCATACCCGATATTCGTCTTAATCAATTAAGAATCCGTGATGTGAATATTCCAGAGGTTCCAAAGTGGATGTCATCAGATCCGCCGATGGCACTTCCTGTCATGCCACCAGTTACCACTCAATTAGGAACTCCTATTGTTAATATTCCTGGGTGTGTTAAGGCACACAAAGACAGTGGTGAGAATACAAATTTAAGAAATGAGGATGATAAGGGTACGATGACTCTGTGTGATGCAGGGACACCCAGTTTTACTCCCATTGATTATGATGCAAACAAATTAGATATTACTACTGAGGCACCACCTCCACCACCAGTTAAATCTCCACCTAAACCTGAACCACCAGAGGCACCAGCAGCACCAGCAGTTCCTAAGACTGAGGAACCTATGCCTGAGTGTCCTACTAGAGCACAGCAGTTAAAGGATCCTGTTGGAAAGATTGTAGAAGGAAATAGAAAAATTGTTGCATATGAAATGGTCGGGAAAGAATGTCTCCCTGTGTTTGAGGAGTTATCTATTCCCGACCAAATTGTTCAGAATATACCATCAGCAGGTATGGTAACAACTACCGCCTCCATTGCGGTGGTAGC